GAAACATCTATTGGAATTGCATGATGAAGATGATAACGCACTCATCATGCACATCGTGAAGAATTACAACAAAATTGAGAGCCCCAAGCATCACATGCTTGTGTGGAACCTTCTCAACATGTTACTCGTGTGTTCACAGTTTTAGTTGGTTCAGCTACCTGCTTAAGGTGAATCGTATGATACGCAAAGTTATAATTTGGGAACATATCCTTTATCATGTTTGAGAGGATTGTCGCCTCAACAATGTAGGAAATACCCGAACACACCGAATTTCGTTCAATTTGAAGAAAACGATCCTCCAATTGAACAAACTTCTTGAGGTTTTCTTGACTCATACCTTCCCTGTGCATGAGAAGGTACACCTGCTTGGACATACCTGCACTGAGATGGAAATTCTTTGAACCCAAGACTTCGGGGGATTGCGACTTCTTTTCATATATGAGAGCGAAGGCCAAAAGGGCTAAGATTACAAAACGCATCATCTTACTTATTACACAGGAATTAATTTAGAAAGATCATTAATCTTATGAACTATGTTGAAGAACTCGTCGCGTGTCCCAACATCTTGGGGCTTTACAATTTCAAACTCAATTTGATATGAACATTCCTCTTCGGAGTCCATATCGGCATTGTCACCCGAAGAGATCGTCATATCAATACTGAGGTTCTTTCGTACAAATGAGTGACGAGTTTTTGTGCGAACACGATCCATCTCATATTCACCCCAAATTGGGATCTCACGAGATACACTGAAGCGCATATCAAGGGGTGTACCATTGAAGTCTTCCTTCAAAACATTAATTTTCTGGATCATGTTTCCATTTTCACCACTGTCCTTGCTGACAGAGAGACGAATATTATCAGCATCGCTGTAGTATACATCAAGTTCCGACATTTCGGTACTCTCCCAGTCACCATATTTGCGAAGACCTTCTAAGACCTTCTCAAATGTGTCCTTTCCCACATTGGTATCAAAGAAAGATCCATTATGTTTACCAATACGCATCTCAACTTCAATGTGTTCCTCCTCCTTGTGTGTTTCAAACACGGGGAGGAGCTTTTCAACGATAGCTTTGATGTCGTGCATTGTTTGTTTACATTTAAACATATGCGCCATTTTCTTAAGTGTTTTTTGTACAGAAATTGTAATGAGAGGTTTTTTAAACCTCGGAAATACCTGTTACTTTAACACAGCTATACAATGCCTCCTACATATCCCAGTTCTTTCAAATTATTTTTTACAGATTGGGTACGACGGTGAATGTGAGTTTACACAATTGTACACCAAACTTGTCCAGTTTTATTGGATTTCCAAAGAAAATGGTGTCGTTCACCCCGGACCTCTCCTAAAACAATTCTTTGTGCACTTTCCAAGATTTGAGAATAAGGAACCCCACGACACCCAAGAAGCAATCCTCTGTATCATAGACATCTTGGAAAGATCGTGTCCCAAAATAAAGCAGTGGTTTTACGGGAAGAAGACACAAGAAACTATTTGGCCAGGTGGAAAGACCCAATCCCAAGAAGATTTTAGTATCCACCTTGTGACTTCTCAAGGAACTGACCTCGCCGACATGCTTATAAAGAGTGCTGATTGGAATGTAGTTGAAAATTTTGAAGATACAGAGGGAAAGGTTCACAATGTCGCGACAACCCGAATGGTATTTTCAAAACTTCCACAAGTTCTCATGATTTCATTTGATAGAAAAAGTCACATTAATGTTATTGAAAAGATTCTTATTGACAAATACGAATATGAACTCATAGCGAGTGCGGTTCATTTGGGAATACAACAAGATGGACACTATGTGAGTTTTGTAAAACACGAAGACATATGGTATTACATAAATGATAATTTCGTCAACGAGGCTGAGCTTCCAGAGACTGCGGGGCACTATGTTCTGGTCTACAATCTAAGAACTCCTTCATCTGAATGTTCTCCTTGATGTTAACTATAGTTCTATAAAATGTGCGACGGTTGTTGGGATGTGTCTTGTCTCTCCTCCTTTTGATCGGCTTCCACCATAGGGGACCTGGTTCCCATGTGATGTACATACATTCAACGATAGCACCCTCCTCAAACCACGGTTCATTCATACGACTGAGTGGGAACTCGCTTTCAAAAAAGAGTTTTCCCTTCTCTTGAACATAGAGTTTCCAAACTGGTTCACCTTTCTGTCCAATACCCTTAAAACTCTCACCCCTCTTCATGTGGAAGTCAACCGTATTCTTTTCACACGGCTTCCATTTGAACATAGTTTCGTGGGTTCCAATCCGCATTGGTTCATTCACAGGTGTGAATACAAGACCATCTACTTTCTGTTCAACTGTGGGAAGGTATTGATACATGAAGTGATCAAAGTCTCGCATGGAATGGAATGTTTTCATTTTGAGACGATACTTGTCAAACTTCATATAGATGATACCTTTCATCATGTTTTCAGCTGCTGCGAGTCTCCCAAAGAGGTTGAGATGTCCCACGGGTTCGCCACACACAAGGAGAGCGTCGTAGACCATGAGTGTATTGTCGTAGAGTTCTCCGTCCAAGATTGTACCCTCATGGACTTTCTTATTGAGTCTCAATTTTACCTCAATCATATCAAACGCACGATTCACCAACATACACACAGGTTTACCCTCAAATGTTGTAGCGACTAACATGTGTCTCTCACCGTCAGTCTTCTCACATACAACATATTCACCACCCTTGAGCACCGGGAAATGTTTGTACTCAATTGAAATTGGTTGTGGACCTGGGAAATAATCCTTGCTTCCCCAAACATGATGGATGAAATTTACAACATGTTTGTGAATTGGTGACGACATGTATTTAATATTGGTTTAAACTTTAATTGGTTTTAACTCCCGCAGCACTCAAAATGTTACTGATGCACTCATGTGGATAAGTCATGATCAACTTAGATGCTGTAAATGCATGAATCTTCACTTTCTGTTCTCGTAACTTTTCAAACATTTTTACATGAAGATTGACATTACCCTTTTTATCTTTTGCATTTTTCATGAGATTCTTTGTGAATATAACAAATGATCGCGCACTTGTGTTCGTGACAGTGTATATATCTTTTGATATTTTTCTATCAACATCGGTATCAAAGTTAAGACCCATCTGTGAAACGGGTTCGGATGAACCCTCCCTGACTTTATGCTTGAAGAGACCCCAATCAATACCATCTTTTACACCGGGGAAAACTAAAGCACCGATACCCTCATGATCTTCAAAAACTTGCTTAATAGATTCTTCGTCCACACCGATACCAAAGTCAACAAAGAAAATACGGTCACATTTTGTCAAAGCTTTTTGAATCATGTCAACTTTATCAAATGGGTCGTCATTCACATATAAAATCTCATTCTGAACATTTTGTTGAAGACAGACAATGTTAAGTTTGAGAATTGTATGAAGTGTCTTTACGGCACATGATTTTGAACGAGTTACAACAATCGTACAAATCTTCATATTACATAGAATATGATTCTAAGCCTTAAGCCTATCATTGAGACATCCACTAAATGGTAAGTTTCCAACATGTCCAAGGGTTGTGTTAATGTCTGCATAAATTTTTCCATCACACTGCTGCCACCGACGACAGAAAGCGTAGTCCTCACTTAAATATCTACGAGAAGTGGGATCAATCATACAGTCAAAGCATGCGTGGTAGTCATCAAAATCCCTATTTTGATGGTCATTTTTACACCATAGTTCTGGGAACTTTTCCTCCAACTTTTTGAAAACATCCCGCTTTATAACCATAAAGCCAGTTGGTCCATCAAGGATGGGGATGAAGCCATTTTCAACTGATATTCTATTAGCTCCAAAGTTTACGACAAGACTTGAAGAGAGCATAGCCATGTTGCGTTCGTCACCCTCTCTCACCGCTTTAGCTGCCTGCTCCCACATCACAACTTTCTTGGGGTAGCATGCACAACTCAAATCATGCCCAGACTTTATTAACCGCACCACAGACTCTGCTTCAAAGTCAATATCAGCGTCAATAAACATGAAGTATTCACAATCCGTTTTTTGCATAAAACGACCAACTGCGACATTTCGGGCTCTATGTACAAGTGACTCATTTTCCGTGGTATCAAGGTACATTTGTATTCCTTCCTTCATTAAGAGGAGTTGGAGTTTAACGATACTCGTCATGTATCTTTCTAAGCAAAGACCTCCATAGCACGGAGTGGACAAAAACAATTTGACCATTCTTTATTACAATAGGTTTTTAGCCTCTAAGTGTTTTTTGATAATGTTTTCTATTTTGTTCAATGTTGGTACAGATACTGAGCATTTCTCACATACTTGTGCCTTGGTGACACCAGACCCAAGCACTATATAAATGATCGCAGATGCTACGCTATTTGGTGTCTTACTCATGAGTTCCACACAATCATCCGTCGCCGAACACATTTTGTTACACCTGTATCTCTCATCCCTCGTTATCTCAAAAGAGTTGAGAAGTCTCTGCATCACATCATACGCCTTTGTTACATAGTTCTTTTCTGTGACTCCCATAATAGTGTCTTTGAATATTTGGGTTGTCCGGCTAACATCTTTTGATTGGATCCCAAACATATCTGCAATTTCACTCGTTGTTCTTGGACATTGTGCAAGTCTACACGCGTAAAGTACACAATTGGCTTTGATGCCAAGTCTCACTGCACCACGGGTCAATTTCTCGTTATTGAACTTCCTGTACATCATCTTAGCATCTTTCAAAACTGTATCTGGTAAAGTGTGGCATGCCTCATCAATGTCACGGTACGCATGGAAAAGTGACCGATCTTTGTGATTCATAGACATGTGAAAATTGATCTTCGCCATCCTCTTATTTTCATAAGTTGATGAGCGTTGTGTTGAAATGATAGTACCCTTACCCCAATTCTGGGAAAAGAGCTCGGGATTCGCGTTTGGGTTGCCACACCGGGATGGGTCATTCACCCGTCCATCATCGGTTATCCCACTTGTCCATTCAGGGGTGTCATCTACGAAGTTGTCCTCCACGAGACCACACTCCGAACAAGTTGGGAGACCCTCGGGTGAAATAATTTTCACCCCCGAGCATTCGCGACAAAAATTGGTATTCACTGGCTTTTGTTGGTTGTTTTTGGGTAATAATTGGTCCAAATCGGACCAGATAGCTGCCAGCATCATGGTATGAATCTGGTCCACTTTTTTTGATTTTTGTAATTACGCACCAAAACTTAGGTTATCTGCATGCGCTTTGGCCATGGCTTCAATAGCATCAACAGTTTCCTTAAAACTGCGTGCCCCTGGGGATCTTGGCTCCCAAGCATTCCATTCCTTGTCTATGGTTTTATAGTCGGAGGGTGGAATTACTTTACCGTCAATCTCGTTATCTGGTACAATGAAATCATCCATCTCTGAATCACTCTCATCTTCGTCGTAGATTTCAGAATCGGAATCTTCAATGTCAATTTCATTTAGATTAGCATATAGACCGTCCTTAATCATTTTGAATTCCAAATCTTCAAAAGTTGTTCCACTTGGGTAATGTTCCATCACACTTTCGTATGGAGCAGGGTTCATGTCACCGTCTTCAAGTTGATAGACACAGGCGGATTTATATATGAGTTCAGTAGGGTTTAGATAACGCACCCCGAGGACCAGGCCAGTGTTCATCCCCACGACGGCTAAAAAATCATCCTCTATATCATCTTCGTTTACCAGTAGCTTCACTATATCATTTTCGTTTATTTCTGATGGCACAATCATGCTTAGAGTTTTCCGGCAAAAAATTATCAACGATAATACTACAGATGAAAATCACAATTTATTCGAAGGAAGGATGTCAATACTGCGACCATGCCGTCACACTGTGTGAATCGGAGGGGATAGATTACGAAAAAGTTATGATTGAGAAAGAGGATCTCAAAAAGTTGTGTGGCGGTAGGCTTGATTCCTACCCTCAAATATTTCGTGACGGACATCACATCGGAAACTACTTTGAATTTCAAGAATGGGTTGAGGAAGAGTATGAACCTATTCTGGCCCCCACCCTAAACAGATTTACAGTCTTCCCCCTGAAGTATCCACAACTCTGGGAACTCTATAAAAAGGCTCAAATGAGCAATTGGACTGCGGAAGAAGTTGATTTGTCCAAAGATCTTGACGACTGGAAGACCCTGAATGAAAATGAAAAGAAATTCATAAAGTACATCCTGGCATTCTTTGCTGGGTCCGATGGAATTGTTTTTGAGAATATCAATAACAATTTTGCGGATGAGGTTCAGATAAGCGAAGCGCGCTCATTCTACGCATATCAATGCCATAATGAAATGGTTCATGGCGAAACATATTCAAAATTGATTGACAAATACATTAAGGATGGATCTGAAAAGAAGCAGTTATTTGAAGCCATCCAAACTGTACCATGTATTGAGAAGAAGGCGAAATGGGCGATGAAATGGTTTGACACAAAGTCTCGCTCCTTCGCTGAGCGCCTTTTTGCGTTTGCGTGTGTGGAGGGTATCTTCTTCTCCGGGTCATTCTGCGCTATTTATTGGTTGAAGAAGCGGGGTCTCATGCCAGGTCTATGCTTCTCAAATGAACTTATTTCCCGAGATGAGGGTCTCCACCAAGAGTTTGCCGTGGAGCTCTTCAAGACTTTGCGTAATAGACCCACTACCGAAACTATCCACGCCATCGTGAAAGAGGCGGTTGAGATTGAGAAAGGGTTCATCTTGGACGCACTCCCATGTAACCTCATCGGTATGAACTCTGAGAAGATGTCCGAGTACATTGAGTATGTGTCGGATCGTCTCCTCAAACAAGTTGGGGTGCCACCCATTTGGAACGCGAAGAATCCATTTGACTTTATGGAAAACATTAGCCTTGATGGGAAGACCAACTTCTTTGAGAAGCGGGTCGGGGACTATGGTAAGTTAGACGATGACGCTGGTGATATTGGTTTCGATGAAGACTTTTAAAGATTAGACACAAATATTAGTAAGCACGCACACATGCACGCAATTTTACAATCAGTGGTTGGCGGACCCGGACCTCTCATTGTAGAACACAACGGTCAAATGTTTATCGAAAACTGTTTTACGATTACCCATAAACATGTGAATAGTATTCATGAAAAAATTAAAAGTATTAATTTTTCAAAAATTGAACAAACCACAGATCGTTCGTTCCTTTTACTTTAGAATACACCACCTTCTTCGTTGATGTCGTGGGATTCAAGTTCAAGACCTGTATTAACAAATGGCGCATCCACCATACCTGGTTCCATGACAACATCAACTTGTCTCTTTGGTGGAACACCGTTCTTCGCACAATCGGAGCAACCCGCGGATGGACCCATCTCCTTTATAGTGGGAAGATCCTTCTTCACATTCATCATACCCCACACGACGAGGGAGAAGACGAGGGTGTGTACAAGGAGACCCATGGTTGATGGGCAACCGTTGGGGGTCGCAATGCGTGGACCGAGGACTCGCCTGACGAGTCGGAAAGTTTCTGGATTCGCGATGATGAAAAAGGTGAGACCTGAGATGAGGGAAGTCACAAACTTCTCCTGTTGCTTCAGACCATTGCACCCACAGCCACAATCTTTAAAGAGACCCATGATTATCTTTTACCATAGGTTGACAAAAAAATTGACTTAAAGTCAAGCCTCTTAGTAGATATATAATACCCACTACCAATGTCGCTTGCTATCCAACGATCCTCAGAATTCTCCCCAGCTTCGGTTGGCTTTTCAAAACTTCGTAAGAATAAGAATGGCGGTAAGACCGTCTACCTCAACGGTGGCGACAACAAAAAATTGTACCTTCAACTCCCCTTCATGCGCTCGCCATATGGCCTCAGTGCTTTTACTGACGAAGGCACTGGACGCACTACTTATTCTCTTGACCTCAGCTTTGATACTGATAATGCTGAAGCGATGGAACTTCACGACAAGTTGAAGGAACTTGATGAAATCATTGTCAATACTGTTGCTGAAAACTCCAAGGAGTGGCTCGGTAAAGAGTTCAATGTCGCGGTTCTTCGGGAGGCTCTCTACAAGCCAATGGTTCGTCCAGGTAAGGAGCCATACCCATCTACCCTCAAGCTTAAGATCGCCACTAAGCCAGATGGTACTTTCGTCCCAGAAGCTTACAGTATGCAAAAGGAGGCTGTCCCCCTTGACACTGTTGAGAAGGGACAAAAGGCTATGGCTATTGTTGATATCAGTTCCATTTGGTTCATTGACAACAAGTTTGGTGTGACGATCCGTCTTCAACAAGCTCTCCTTGAGCAATCCACCAAGCTCCCATCCTTTGCTTTCCAAGGTCTTGATCTTCCAGACGCCGGCGAAGTTGATGAAGATATTGAGATTGACGAAGAAGAAGTAGATGAAGAATAAATACAAATTGTAATGAAAAATACGAATCCATCATTTCTTGATGAGAAGAGATAAACTTCTCATGAAGAATTAAGAATAGATGTTCAATGTCCTAAGTAACTTTTCACTTACAAAAATATGGGCTAAAATGTGTCATGAGAAGAACTATAGAGATCTTTTAAAACTTATTGAAGAAGGTGATTATGTTGAACTTAAATCATGGGGTAAAGAAATTGTTGAGTACATTGATTATGAAATGAGGAATGAGACTGATAACTACCTCATGTATCAGATAGGATCACACAAAGATCATACAAAAGGGCGTATATTGTTTCAGATATTTAAGAGTGTATGCGACGAAATGTCCCCATACCACTGGAGTGAAATAATGGCGCTTATGGGACAATCACTCATGCGTGCTTCAGTTGAGATTCAAAATATAAAATTACTTGAACATGCTATGTGTCATGTAGATGAAATATATCTGGAGAGACTACTTCATGAGATTGACGCCCCGGAGGTTTCAAAATGGTACGATGAAAATTTTATAGTAACCTAAGTCACACTTTGTAATAACAAAATCAAACCAAAAATGGAAGCAGCACGAGCCATCCAACACGGTGACGCCGCAATTCTTTGTGCCAACGAACACCAAATCCTCTATGAAATTGAATTGAGAGTTGAGGATTGTTCCACTGAACATGAAGATTATATGACATACTGGATTGCGTCACACAAAGACAAGGAGGTTGCCACCGAAATGTTTGAGGTTTTCATGAATACATGTTCAACTGCGTTCAGTCTTCATAAGTATGAAGAAATTATGGAGCTCTATTCGTACCCAACTATGGTGGGTGCGATCGCAAATGAAAACTTAGACATTATAGAGCATGTTATGGGATATCAAGGAAAAGATGCCCTTGTTGAAGAAATATACGCTCAATACGGAGACGAAGAGTATTGGCCAGAGTCACTAAAAACTTTTCTTAGTTTGTAATAAGTATGGTGAAGCTTGCGGACCTTGTCCATATTGCTAACAATGCCAAGACCAACGCTCAGAAGAACGCAGTCGGCGAAGAAGTTAAGAAGTTGATACGCGGACGAAAAGCGTGCTACCCAGAAAAGGAATTTTTTACAAAAGTCCAAACGAATCCACTCATAATTAATAAGGCTACTACCAGACTCCGGGTGATTGGGAAGGGTGTATATGGTACAGTTTTCTATGGATGTATCGATGATGAATGCAAAACCCAAGTTGCGATCAAAGAGACGACTGAAGAGACTGCTCGAATGGAATTTCGTATAGCGGAAAAACTGAAGGGTATGGGTGTGCCTCGTATGTACCACTTTAAATCATGTGATCGTTGGGACATGCTTTATTTTGAATACATCAATGGTCAAAGTCTTCAGCAATGGATGAAAAAGGATCAAAAACCCGAAGCCTATCGCTCCTTAATTTCACAACTTATCAGGAACTTGAAGAGAATCCATGAGAAGTACCCAAAGTTTAGACATCATGATCTTCATTGGAATAACATTCTTGTATTGGAAGGTAACAAACCAATCATAATTGATTTTGGTCTTTCAACAATCGAAGGTATTAGAAATCCAAATGTCACAAGTGGAGAATACAAAAATGACGGTATTTATGTGGGATCACACTACATGTATGATGTTCATTACATTCTCAACATCATTTATCGCTACACAAAATTTACAAAAGTTAGGGGATTTATAAGGGACTTATTTCCAGAAAAATACCTTGGTTCAACCAATTCATATATTATATCTGGGCGTCTGAGACCTGGTTTGAAACATAATGATCTTCCAACCTATGATCAAATTTTGAATCACCCATTCCTTCAATCAAAGAAGAGAGGTAGCATTCTTAAAAGAGTTATACCTAAAAAGAAGGTTATGACACCCAAACCACAACCAAAGGTTGTCGCCAAACCCGCCACCGGTAGCGCCATTCGCCGTGCCAAGGCTGTTCTTGAAAAGGAAGATGCCAAAAAGAAGATTCCACCAAAGAGACCTGGTATTGCTAAACGCGATCCATCTGTCATGAACCAAGTTCGTAGTATAGAAAGAAAGATTGCAACTGAAAAGAAAGTGGTGACACCAAAACCAAAACTAAGAGTTTTCATAAACAAGAACGGCGACCTCAAGATTGAAAAGAAGAAGTGCCGTCTCTACAAAAAGGAAGATTTGGTTAAGATGTTCAAGTTAGATCCAAAATTAACTAAGGAACAAATGTGTAAATTCATAAAAAATATGTAATCAAAGTACAACTTTAAAAACCCTCTTCGTACCCTCATCAACCACAGAAAGTATCTTGAACTTTGGTGTCTTGATGAGCTTTATCCCACCTTTTGTGACGAATGACTTCATCCGTTCAACTTCACCACGAGGCATTTTTCTGGTGTACTTGAGCGTAACATTTTTGTTTCCAATAGACAATACAGTTGACAACATTTATTATATTTGTACATAATAAAACTATGTGGCTTCTTGCTCTCCTCATACTCGTTGATCTTTTGATTCTCTCCCAAACAGGAAAGAGACGCGCCAGCGCGTCAGTTTCAAATGGAGAACAGTGGACTATTTACGGGACCATGGGCTGTGGATGGACTCGTAAACAGTTAGATTACATGAAGAAGAATGACAAACCCCACCGATTTGTGGATTGCGATAAGGAGGGTTGTTCAGGTATGGAAGCCTTCCCAACCCTCGTGAGCCCTAATGGCGAAAAGATTGTGGGTTACAGCGAGATTTAAGCCCGAACAATGCTGAGGGACAAGGCAAGGATGAAAGCATCAAGCATGGTAGAGATTGGCTTGAGAATGGTGATGTGCTTCACGAGGGATCGGTTCCACGCGTATCGGAGAACGAAGGTCGCGATGAGAATATTGAGAATGAAGAGGAGAAGCTCGGTGAGCATATCCGACTTGGTTTCAGACTTGGCGACACGGTCGAGGACTTGCATTTTACTAAATAGCTATATTTTTTTCTGTACCAACTACAAATGAAAAAGGACCTTCTTCCCACAAGTGGTTCTGAAAGAAAGTTCACCAACCGTCGTTGGGGGACTGCCACTGGTATAGGTAACAATAACTGCTATGCCTATGCCGTTGGTGACTATGAAGCTTACAGGTGGCAAAAATCAATCCCAGGTGATCGTTCGGGTCTCTCAAATAAACCAAATGATTACACAACTTGCACTGGACTTCCAAAGGCGGTTCTTTCCGACAACCCCGGAAAGATCTATCGTGTGAAAGCCAATGAAAAGTGTAAGAAGGGATACTATAAAGTCATGATGTTTGTGTCTCCTGGAAGACCAACAAACTACATTCGTCAAGGCGACTTCCACTTCTATGTTCAACACAGTGTTGTGGAGTATCGCATTAAACCCGGTGACACACAAGAGTCTGTGGCAAAGTTCTTCAAAGTTCCAGTCTCTCGCGTAAAGCGTGCTGGTAAATTTGCACCAAATAAGCGAATTGTTTTTAGAGCCAATGTCTTCAGCCACAAGCGGGGGTGGGCCACGGGTCCACTTCTGGTTGATGCATCTGGTAAATCCATTAAGGATCCTCGTAAAGCGGATAGGAAATACCCCGGACTAAACTATGAGACGTACTGCAGCTCATTCTGCGTCAAGGACAAGGGAATCAAGGTCGGAAAGACTCATCCCAAGGTCAGACAGAAGACTGTCTAAATCCACTGTATTTTCAACATCAAAAGACATATCAAATATATCCATTATATTGAAAATGGCTTCACTCTCCAATGACACAGCATTAGACTGTGCTGTGTAATTGTTCTGAACCGTGACAGTAACCTTAAATTGTGAAACGTCAAACACTTTTCTACATATGGGACAAGTATTCTTACCTTTACTTTTCCATTCCTCTAGACAGTGGGAATGAAACACATGTCCACATCTGATCGGAGAATTGGTCCTCG